CCTTCGGACAGTGACTTCTCGGCCTGCATAAGAACTTCCAAGGATTCCTTGGTGGTCTCATCTTCAGCCTCGTCGCCATCGTCCTCGTCTTCACCGGCATCATCAGCTTCTCCAGCGTCACCCGTTGGGGTTGCTGGTGCTGCTGGTGCTGCGTCTTGTTCCTTCTCGCCGTCCTTGTCTGCGCTATCGTCACCGGTCTGCATAGGAGCTGGCTCCTCGGCCTTCGGTGGCAGTGCTGGGTTAACCAGCGTAGCGTAGACATTAGACAGCTCTTCGGTCTTCATTGTGGCCAGCTGTTGGTAAACTGCGTTGATGAGACCTGCCTTGGTCTTTGGCGGTTCAGCCACTGGTGCTGCAGCGATAGCTGCGTCAGTTGCTGCCTTTGCCTTGTTGACCTCATCAGGAGTCTCGACAGTTCCGGGACCGGAACCGACGTGAGCTTCCTTGTCGGCGTCTTTTGAAGCCGAGGCATCGATGCTTGCCTTCGTCGCTGCGTTTGCCTGTACGGCATCCGTAGCAGCATCCTTCTCATCTTTCTTGGATGGTGTCCCGTCAGAAACTGCAACCTCTTCAACGAGTCCATCCTTACGTAGTTCCTCAACAGTAATGTCCTCGATGAGATCGAGTGAACGCTTTGTCTTGTTCTTTGACATGTATGTTAGATGACTACTATAATGTAGCTGGTTATAGTTTTGAGAGGAAATCATTCCAGACCTTCAGCTGAGCCTCAGTGAGGCGCTTCGAAGATGCGTTCTTAATTTCAGTCTCGTACTTTTCAATTTGCTGAGCCTTCAGGATTCCATTGTCCCAGACCCACTCTACGCCTTCCATGATGCCGTTTACAAAGGCCTCAGGGGCTGAGGGATCTTGGACGATGTCCACGGTGGCGAGAATAAAATCTTCTGCGACCTCCATGATTCCGTCCTTCGATTGCTTCAGACTTCCCATACCACGAGTTGAGACACCTAGCTGAACGCCGCCTTCCATAAGGCCTTTCACGATCTTACCCATTGGCGTGTCCAGTATCAGTGCCTTTCCGACAACGTTGTTCCCGTCCCACTTGAGTTCGGTAATACGATGTGAAACTTTGTCCAGGTTTACGGTCGGACCGTCCGGGTGATTCAACTCTCCGACCGCGCGGCCGGTGTTCACCTGTTCCTTGATGTACTTGTCTACAGCTGGTGCCAGAACCGTGCGTGGATAACGACGCTTGTTGCGGTTTGGCTTCTCGGCCTGCATGAAGATGCCGTGCAAGTACGACTTGCTCTGTCCGCCTTGAGTGGCCTCAGATAGCAAAGAGATCTGCGAATCGATGTGTTCGGCAATGAGCTTCATTTTTCAGCTTGTGTTGTCTGATTGTAGATCTGTGAGGCGACGACGACCTTCTGTGCATCAAGAGCCGAATTTATCTTCTCAGCCATGGCTGCCTTGAAAGCAGATTCAGCTGCACCAGTCTTTCCGGTACGCAGCGAGTCGATCATGGAGATTAGGTTATTCATTGAAATTATAAGTACTATTTATAGATTTACGTTGCTCAGGATTAGACAGATCGATCAACCTGCTCATTCACCGAGATATCTTCAATTCCGGTACCCCCATCTAATTGCGGGTTCTGTAGAGCCTGTTCAGCAGCGGACTCGGCATCTACATCGATTTCCTCCTGCATCTCCTCGATATCCTCATCAGTCATGTGCAAGACGTGGCGTCTGACCCAATTTTGAGAGAAATAGGTGCCGATGTAAGGGGTAATCGAGTTCAGCATCTCGATCCGACCAGCCAAAATTTCAGCATCCTTCATCTCGCTGAAGAAGTTGTCCTTACGAAAGTCGAATCGAATGTTCTCCTTAAGCTCATCCCAATCTTCCTCGGTAATCACGCCCTTCAGGATCAGCTGGGTACGCAGGAGTTCGTAGAACAAGGCCGAAAACTTCTTACGGAGCTTGTTGATGAATTTTTGAAATTTGACCTCGTCGCGAGTGATCTCCGAAGACTTTCCTAGAGTAAACCCGGTCTCGGCCTCCAGTCGAGAAACCGGAACGTTCAGAGAACGGTAGAGTTTCTTCTGGAAGAAGACAATGTCATCGATCTGGCTCAGATTCTCTCCACCTGGCAGAGTGCTGATCTCGGTTCCACGACCACCCTCGCGGCGTGGCAACCAGAAGTCTTCGAGCATGCTCATGTGCTTGCGATCGTCACGGATCTCTCCGGTGACGGCATCATAGACCAGCTTGTTGCGGTACTGGTTCATGATGTGGCGCATGTACTCCTCGGCCTTACCCTTTGGCAGGTTGCCGACATCGATATAGAAGATACGACGCTCGGGAGCACGGGAAAGGCGGTAGATCACCAGTGCATCTTCCATCATGCGTAGCTGGTTGACTGGCTTCAGAGCCTTATGGAGAGGAGAGAGCACGCGCTTACGAGAAGCGTCCAAGATTCCGGACGGAACGTAACAGACTGCATCCTTGTTGATCTTCAGACCAACGTCGGACTTCTGCAGACCGCCATCCTGGTACAGGTAGTATTCGTCCAGAGTCTTAATGATCTTTGCGCCGGTAACTGAGTCAGTCTCTTCCTTGATCTCGCGAACCTTACGGATACGCAGAGCATCTACGGCGCGCAACTCTAAAATGCCTTCATCACGATTTTCCTCACTGATGATTATGTGGAAGTACAATCTGCCGTCAACGTACCAGCGCCGGAAGATGTCTTGACCATTCAGGCCAAAATTAAGCAATTGGCAAACGCGATCAAATTCTGCAGCAATCTCTTTCTTGATGGAATTCGGTTGCTCCAAGTCATCAAGGTTGATCTCTACCGGGCGTTCGTGCTCTTCATGGACGATAGATTCGTTGACAATGTCCTCGACCGCCATGTCGCATTCTGGCTGCTCCGCAGCGATGCGATACTTACGGATCAGGTCAACATCCGTCTTTGCTGCATCTCCCTCTAGGTCAAGGTACTGCCCGTAGTACCCGCCTGCCGCGATCGCCGTCGAGCCGTCATCAGATGTCGGCGGAACGAATGATGCTGGTTCTTCTTCTTGATTCTTCTTGCGAATCAGATCACGATCTTGGCCTGGTTGAACTCTGTCTAACGTGAATCCGAAGAATTGGAGAGGCATATGATATATTGTTCAGTTTCTAAGAGAAAGGCGTGGGAGGAATCTCAAGATCCACTCCCACGCCATATTTATTGATCGAAAACGAAGCTTAGCTCGTTGTATCTGATTCCCAGTAGGTGATCTGGAACTCGACACCGAACTCCTCGATGGTGTTCTCGGCGTCATAGCTCACGTCAATCGCCGAGATATTCGATGGCCAGCAGCCACGGAAATCATAGCGCTTGAGTACTGCTCCCTGGCGATCCAGCTGCTCAACAGCAAGATCGGCCATGTATTGAGAAGGATTGGTCTCTCCAGTATTTGCAGCGTGTGCATTGATGCCATTCATCCAGCGCTCGAAAGCATTACGGAGCTGGAAGTCGGTGTCGTTGATGACCGTCACACCCCATGATTCGAATGAACGATCGCCAGCAATTTGAAGTTGGCGGCCGCGGAACGGGATGGTGATCGGAGCGATCAGTGAGGAAGGCAGCTGAGCGGCCTTGATGAGGAAGGAAGCAAGCTCAACGTTTCCGGCAGCGTAGCCCGGAAAGTTTGCGGTGACCTTGAACAGGTTGTTGCGTGCTCCGCCACCGACCAGCTTTGCCTTGAAGTCATTAATACCTAGGTTAGCCATGATTGGGTTCTCCTTTGGTTAGTGGTTATTATTTTCCAACCAGCTCGGAGAAATCGACGCCAGTGCGAGTGGCGATGAAATTCAGAGTGATGAAGTTGATTGAGCGTGCTGGCTTGATGTAGATATCAGCACGGAACTCGTTGCGATCAATTACGTCGCCGGTGTTGTTCGTCTCATCGCAGACCACCTTGAAGTCGGTGATACCACGGCGACCCTGAACGTCACGCAGGAATGGTTCGACCATATTGCGGAACATCGCGCGGGTGAACTCGTCGTTCAGCTCGAACAGCTGGAACTTAGCGGCGGTTGAGATTGCCTTCTCCAGAGTGATGAAGAGGCGGCGAACATTGATGCGATCGAAGGCCGATGGCTTAGCCAGGGCGGTCTTGTCACCGTAGAGGACAGTACCTTGACCTGGGAAGGACACGATCGGATTGATGCGGGCCTTGTACAGGGTGTCACGATCGGCTTGCTTTGGATTGAAGGCGATCTTCGTGACTCCGAGGAGCTGACCGCGATTGAGGCCGGCTGGTGAGAACCAAGCATCAGCAACATCGTCGGTGTAGGCGCAGAGACCGGCAACGTGTCCAGAAGCTGGAATCCAGCGATAGACGTCGTTGTACTTGTCGTAGATCTTCAGAGCAGTGCTATCGATCACGGCATATGACGTCGACGTGAGTCCATCTGCCCAGGTCTTGACTTCGGATACTGCCGTAGCAGCTGGAGTTACGCTAGCCTCAGTTGGAGGCGAAACGAAGGCCACCACATCCTTGCGAGCATTGGCCAAACTGATCAGCTTTGTAGCGATCGTGGCGGCACCATTAGCATCATTGACCGAGAAGAGCAGGTTGACGTCAACCGTCTCAGCATCGGCAAATAGATCCAATCCAGTTGAGATCTGTGAAGCTCCGACTGCAGAACCGTCTGCTCCTCCGAGGAGACTGAAGGCCTTGATTGTGGTTTCAGTCTCGAACGCGATCGCCGTTGTTGCGGCTTCTCCCGAGTTCGATAGCGTCTCTCCTTCACCGTCTGGTGCATCAAAGTGATCGAGCCAATAGATGTAGCTCGAGGAGTTGTTGATGACGTTCTTGTAGTAGTTCGAGGTTCCGTCAGCCTTGACCGCGTCGGAAGCCTGTGAGACGAAGGCGAACTTCTCGAGGACTGTTCCCTGAGTTCCAGTGATGAGACCATCTTCGTCGATAACGACGATATGCAGTTCGTCGGCCGAAGAGCCGTACTTTGCAGCGTAATCGCTGGTACCAGGAGCCTTGTCAAACTCTCCGGCCTTTGACCAACCGGTGAAGGCAGTCGAGCTCGAGCAAACCTCAACCTTTAGTGAATTTCCAAGAACTCCAGGGTAGCGAGCTCCCCAGACGCCGACATTCAATGAACCACCGGAAGCGACGCTGTCGTATGTTTCGCGGTTCTTGATCAGGTATCCGGAATTACCACCAGAACCCGATGTGGCGTTCTTAGCAGTGGTTGAACCGCCTGTTCCATCTGGAACAACGCGAACGACCTTAAGCGCCGTTGCATACTTCAGGAATGAAGCAGCGGTGAAAAATGATTTTGCTGTGGTGTCGTTCGGGGTACCGAACACGTTGACGAGCTCTTTCTCGCTCGAAACGGTACGGATTTCCTCGGCAGGACCCCAATTGAAAGCTCCAGCGAATCCACCGATAGAGGTAGATACCGCCGGAACGACGTTGGTCAGATCAATCTCGTTGACCTGAACTCCGGGTGATACTTGGAATGCCATTGGATTTGATTCTCAAAGTTGAGGTTTGATGTGAAGCATAATACGGTTTAGTCAATGCTCTATTTATTACTGAGCACTTCTTCAGTATACCGGTGTGGCTGCTTCATACCAGACATTGCCATCCCTGTCGACTTCTCTACCATCTTTCTTATTCTCAGGCTCTAGATTGCCCATCACCCCCACAGGAGTAACATCTTCTTCGATTAGTTTGAGACGATCTGCGTAAAGCAGGTCGCGAACGTCCATGCTGGACATCTGGATGAATAGATCTGTTGCAGCGAACCAACTGAATACCACTAGGGCCATTACCGTGTCGTCATGGTTGCCTTCAGAGGCCTCATAGGATTGTCCTACAGCCTCGAAGGTACTGAGCTCTGCAATAGTGTCAGCATCGGTTATCGAAAGTTTCTTTCCTTCGATCAAATCCTTTAGATTAGAACATCCGATACGCTTTGACTTCTTTGTAGTCGTTAACCCAATCGAACCGTTGGCCACAGTCGACTCAACGAACATGTTCTCGTATTCTAGGTCGTAATACAGAGCATTGCAGACCACAGACCCCTGATCGTTATTCTCCACGATGATATAGGCATCATTGTAGGTCTTCGCGTACTTGTAAATCGTATCAGGAAAAATCAACGGAGAAACCGAAGAATCTCGAAATGTGGCCACCTGCCTGAATGGCTTGGCAGTCACATCAATCACCGAGAATGTAGAATAGTCCTGATTTCTCCCCTTAGCCACATCCACACACATGATGTAATTATGATCTGAGACGGGTTTCTCGTAGACCTTTACGTTATTCTGGGTGTAAATGGGCGATTCGGCCTTCAGGCCTAACAGCGTCTCCGCATTAATCAGTGTGTTACCTGTACCGTGGAAAGAGTTGCCGAATTCTTGTTCGAACTGCATCTCCGAGGTATTCGAGACGGTCTGTTTTTTCCAGTTCTCGTCTCGACCGGGAACATCCCACCAGTCAACTCGGAACGGCTTGAACTCGTTGATGCTCTGAACGGCGCCTTCCCAGATTCTATGAAACTGATTGCCGACTCCATTAGCAGTAGAAGTGATGATGACACGAGATGTCTTACCGGACGAAACGACTGGATAGGTAGAGGTATAGAAGGTTGTGGCATTCTCGACGAAGGCGAACTCGTCCATGAACAACAAGTTGACGGACATACCGCGGATGGACGATCCGGATGTGGCGGAAGCAACGATGCGCGAGTTATTCGAGAACTCGATAGATCCTTTGTTCAGTGCTCGGCATCCAGGTTGAAGAAAGAACGGGAGATTTTCCAGAGCCAGGGTAACGCGAGCCAGCATCTCGCGAGCCGTGGCCGCTTTGTTAGCCAAGATGGCGATCGTTTTGTCGGGGGAGAACAGAGCGAACCAGAGTAGGTAGATGACCGAGCTGATCGACTTACCAGATTGGCGGCATGCAAGAACTATCGAGAATCGATTCTCATTGAAGTGCTTGAACATCCTTTCTTGATACGGATACGGTTCGAACGAAACCAGGCCACGATCGAGCGAGATCACCTTGACGTACGTCTTGGCGAAGTACACCGGATCCTTCATGCACTTCATGTACTCCGAGACTTCTATCTCGGAGAATTTTTGCTGAACGCCATCGCGCTTGACCTGCGGGTTACCTAGGTACCCGAGATCAGCGTTCTTGACGAACATCTGGCTGTTCGGCGTCTGTGACATTCTGCTCCTTCAGTTTTTGAATTAAGTGCTTCTGCAGATCAGTCGTAGATCCTAGGAAAAGGTTATTTTGTGTTAGAGCAGGTTTTGCATCGGTTTCTTCCTTCTTCGCCATGTCCTTCTTGGCTTTTTGAAGCGCCATTAGCTTGTCGGTCATATCCGAGGTGTTCTTCAGCATGTTGCTCAGGACCTCAAAGGCTCGAGGATGCTCGGACTGCATCGCCAGACTCAGCATCTGCTCGATAGCCTCATTGGATTTGTTGACTAGGCTGCGATATGTCTCCCTCGAGAACTCATAGTCGTCCTGAACCTCGTCCTTCTTGGGAGGTGGCGGAGGTGCTGGCATGTTCTTCTCCAGCTGCTTGATGAGGTCTTCTGATTTATTCATGACGAAATGGAAGTCCTTCTTAAAGGAGGAACGGTATATTGATCTCTACCGCGGTCGCGATAATTCTAGAGGTTCCAGACGTGCTACCGACGACCGTGTCACCTCCACGAAAGATTCCAGTTGCCGAATTTACCTGAAGAATGTTCCCGGAGAACGACTGGACGATTGCAGTAGTTCCAGTCGTGGTGTCTGTGACTGTCTCTCCATTGGAGAAATTACCGGGGCCTGAATTAACTGTCAGAGTGTAGGAATCGCTCTGCTCCATGAAATCGATGGAAGTCGTTACCGTGTACTGATCATTCTCATCCGCCGTCAGCGGATTGACTTCAACGGTGATCTTGTCGCGGCCTGCTCCGGTAGCTGCCAGATCAATGTCAGCAGTCTTAATGATAGCACGCTTGGACACCGGCCCATAGAAACGAAGCCGAGTCTCGAAATCCAGCGTATAGATGATGGCGCGGCGCTGCACGAAGTCACCCTCATAGTCCTCATTCATCTGAACTCCGGACAGTACGAATGGCATATCGGTCTTCACGTTAAGTGAATCCAGGTCCTTGATCGTAACGGTGTACTCAGGCTGAAAATGCGGAAGGATCTGTTCCAGGCATTGTAGCGCATCATCCTGGTTTTTTGCCATGATCGACAGCTGAAGACCCATGCGGTACGGGGAGTAGTTGCGAACCACGCTCTTCTGGTTTGGGTCCGACGAGATGACCTCGATCAAGTTATTTCGATTCGTCTTTATAGAAGCATCGTATACCAGTGAGGTGATCTCAAATGACATACGCGGGAGCTTGATTGCCACCTTACCCGCATCTAGATTTGGCTGTTCATCAAGTCTGGCCAAGAACTTCTGCCGCGGTCCGTAGGCCAGCGGAACTCGAGTGATGTTCACTACCTTGCCACTTCCGTCTTTGCGAACAACAGAAATATTGTTGAAAAGCGTTCCGAAAACCGAAACGACCTTGCGGATGGTGGCGTGATAGAAGTGACCAGTAAACATCGTTAGTCCTCTCTAGAGACTTCTCCGAACGGATTGTGTTCGGTGAAGTCGATGATGTCATTGGACTCAAGCTCAAAGGCCCTGTTCTGAGCTTCTTGATTATTATTCACGAACGTACGATCATCTGAGATCGTAGCGATCGTATATGCCTGAAGAATATCCCATTGAGCTCCTGAAGTTGCGCCAACTAGCTTTCCAGTCTGCCCTCCCGTGACCTGGAACTCGTTGTAATCTCCTGTGTTCGTTGTCACAAGACCTAGATAGATGTTCAGCTGTCCAGCGATCCCGATTTCTTCAAAGCGTAGCACCTGAGCCGAGATAGTCTTTGCTGCAGTTCCACCTGAGGCAGGAACAAGAATTTGCGTGACGCTTTCCCCGAGCGCAAACTTAGTTCCGTTAGAATTGCCGATCTTGAAGACGTACTCGGTAGCGAAACTTCTCTGCAGCTTGTCCAGCTCATCGATCCCGGTCTTGATCTCCTCGTTGGCGTACTCAAAGAGCTCGCAACGCAGCTTGTAGACCGGGAACTTAGAGAGCTGATAGAATGGAGACTGGTGGTCAACGAACTTGATCTCGAACAGTCCCTTCGACATTGGAAGGTAGATCAGGTCACCTTCAGCGGGACGGTTCGAAATGATGCCATTGTTCCAGAATCCGACAAGCTTCTCCCAGGTCTTCTTAGCTACCACGAAGGTAGCCTGATCTCGAATCTCCAGGCCAAACTTGGTCAGCAGAGAGCCGTCGCCTTCAAACCCATCGACGCTTTCCAGGTACATCTCGATGGAGTACGCGTCACCGAATTTGGACTCGATAGCTTCATTCAGGACCATATCGCGCGAGACCATGTTACGCGGCAGGTACATGACCTCCTGGCCGTAAATCTTCAGCGACTCGATGATCAGATCCTCGTAGAGGTTCTGTTCCGAGCGTACCGTCTGTGAAAAATAGACGTTCCTCGGCATTTGAATTATCCTACAAAGAAGTCAACTGGCTTCTCGTACTTTGTCTCCATCTCGTCCTCGAGAGCCTTGATCTCGTCGACTGCCTCCTGATAGATCAGCTGACCGTTCATCGTGACTCCGCCTGGGAGCTGAATTCCCTCGAACTTCTTCAGATTGATACCCCACTGGCGCTTGATCAGTGCCGTAGAATACTTCTTCAAGAACATATCATTGTAGATGTCCGTGTAGGTCGTCGGATCGATCGTCGCGTAGGCATCGATCATGATGTAGTCGCCAGCAATGATCGTGCGCGTCCAATCCACATCGATGTGCAGGCGATTCATGTGGCGGTTGAAGCGAACCGGAGGAACTCCGTTCAACTGCATGTCCAGCATCTCCAGGAACTGGCGAGTCATCTCGTAGTTAACCAAAGCTCCAGCGTATTGTAGATCGTAGACATCGTTCAGATGCATCTGGTAACGCGCTGACCACATTCCGGAGGATGACGAAGAGTTGTTCGTCATCGGGAAGATGCGCGAGACGAACAAGTATCTCTCAGGAAGATCGATGTACTTATTTGTGACATCAGTAGATGTGATCAGGTGCTTGGTATACGTGCGGATGACCGCATCCGAGTGGTACTCCTGATAGAATTGCAGTGCCTCATCGATACGATCCTCCACCTGATCGTCATCGACGTTGATCTCAATGACTGGAGATCCTAGTGAGCGAAGGCAGTAATCGATGAGTTGCTGGCGTGAGGAAGGTGTGGCCATTTGATTTCGTTATGCCTGATTAGGATCGGCAGGAATTCCTGGAAATCCAGGTGCAAATTTCAATCTGATTCCAGGTCTGGCGCCAGTTGGATCAAGCTGCAACACCTGAAATTCTGCTTCTTTGAAGGTGAATGTCGTCGGGGCATTATTCGCCTCGGCCAGTTTTTGTTTTGCAATAGCATTGAGCTGCTCACGCTCAGCCAGTGTAAGATGGTCAACGATGGTCCTTCTCTTCTCCTTTGGTGTAATAAAATAAATTATTAAACGACCGTCCGGGGGAGATAGTCTGGCAGAGTACTGAGATCCCTTATACGAAAACCGTCCGTCGTAACTAGCGATGCTCTCTTCGGCTAGTTTTTTGATGTCGGCCTGTTCGGCTTCTGGATATGAGGTTAATTCGATGGCTCTCATTTGAGGAATTCTTTCTTCTGGAAGTGGCGAAATATTAGTTTTTAACTGCTCTTCAGTGCGCATGACCTGCAGTTCAGGTCCCCACTTATTTACTGGGCACTGCGCTGCCTCGACGTGACTCTTCTTCTCCATGAAGCATCCGCACTTCAGGCATCGAGTGTCGCGGTAAAACTCGCACTGCTGACAGATTTGTAAGCGCGCGTAAGCCTTTTCCGCTGTGGTCAAAAGCGGTTTTCCTTCTAAAAGGGTCGCGGTACCGCTTACCCATGCCTGTTTTGCTAAATTGCGTGCCTGCTGAAATAAGGACGGAAAGGTCGTAAGATCTTCCGCGATGAGCTGTTGACGTGCCTGTTCGATTTGTTCGGGAGTATTCATGATAAAAAATTAAAACGTGCAGGTACCTTGTGGAGCATAATTTGTGCCATCGTACGTCGTCGTGTATTCGTATCCGCTCGGGCAGGTGCAGTTGTACCCGCACGCAGACGGATAGCATGCGCATCCATTTTGATCGCAATTGTCGTAGTCCGATTGATCACATTCTGCGCGGCACTGATATGCGCTGCTGCAATCTCCGGAGCAGTCCACTTGACAGCACGCTTCAGTACAGCTTTCGCCGCCTGGGCATGACTGGTTGGTAGTGCAACCGCCATAATTTACGGAATAAACACCAGAATATATTTCTCCGGCGGAATTGCTTACCTTCATCCTATAATGTGCAGCTCTGTACGCAGTGCCTCCAGTATAGGATCCGCCCGTCGTTGCAGCCGAATTTGAAATACCGACATTAAAACCGGTCGTGGCGCCGCTGCCTCCCGTATTATAACTGGCTAGAGTATAAGGACTACCGCACGACGCGGCATACATAATTAACTCTACGGTCATCGGTAGCGTACCATTAACACTGCCATCGATATTCAGGTTATCCCATTCGCAAATATACTCCGTTCCTCCATTCGGAGAATAAGACCACGTCGGTGCCGTAACCGCACTCTTGCCCCGTCCATCAAACATCGAAATGGCTCCGCTGGCCTTTTGAAAAAGGGTACGGACGTTTGATTGATTCATCGAAATCGTCGTCGTACCAGATAGGCCCAGCTCAACGTTAACTGCATTCAGAGAAATCGCGCCTGTTGATGGTAGTGCCATAGTATTGTCCTATTTATATCAAAGCAAAGCGAGCCCTTTCTGAATGGAAGGGCTCGCAGAATTAGCTAGTCTACCTTATCCTGCTGGAGGAGGCTCTGTTGGAGGAACTGTCGGGGCTGCAGGCTGTTCAACCGGCTCAGGATCCCATGGGAATGATCCCGATCCGACTTCTTCAGACGCATTAACCTTCTCATCGATCTGGCGTTGAATCTGCTCGTCGACGTGCTGCTCATACGAACCAGTCACGACACCTTGAATCCAACCGAGTACCGTCTCTTCGGTCAGCTGATCGAATGCAGTGAAGTTGTTTGGATCGACCTGAGCAGGATCGAACGGAGTTGCACCAGAGAAAGCTCCGATATTGCCATTCTCGTCGGTACCGATCTTCTGCCAGTATGTTTGAAAGACCACTCCATTGAGTGATCCGGAGTTACGCTTCTTCAGCGAGGTGAGTTTCCAGGTATAGGTGATAGCCATAGAGGTATTATTTATTTAGAGGTTAATTGAGAAATCTGAGCCTGTAGGGACTCGATCTGCGACTGCTGAGCCTTGATAGCTTCGATCAGTAACGGGATGAGCTTTTCATAGCGAACGGTCATATACTGAGGATCGATCGGTGCTGGAGCGATGATTTCCGGAAGTATAGCGTTGACCTGTTGCGCAGATACACCGACATCGACTTTCTTCTGATAGCCGAGCGACATGGCGGTATCATTTGGCGCAAAATAGAATCCGGAGAGTGACTTGATCTTCTCGATCGGATTCTCGATAGGACCGAGTTTAGTCTTCAGACGTTCGTCAGAATAGTAAGCTGTGATGTTATCTGTCGCACGAATTTCACCAGCCGTTGCAGAAGCATCCGTATTGATGCCAAGAGACTTGAAGCGCGCTAATCCGGCATTGCTGATAGCCGCAACATTTGCCGGAGTGCTGACATCGCGGAAGATCCAACCGCGATTAGCGGTGCTGTTCATCGTAAAATACGTGGCCCAATCAGCGGTGACATTTCCGAAGGTACCATACGAGGCTGTCTGTTGGAACATCACTCCATACGTCGGTTGACCGCCAGTATAGGCGCCGTAAAGAGAGAGCCCGTTTCCGTTACTTCCACTTGCCCCATTATTCACTCCGGTGTAACTTGTTCGTAGAGCCTCTAAGACCGAGGTGCTAGCCGGATCGACATAAAAATTGGTATTATTTGAATCGTAAAATAGTTGAGCGCGAACCGATGTGCCATCAAAAATCGTGTAATCTCCACCAACGATTCGCATTTTCCAATTACCATCGTTACTATAAAAACCAATATCGTTTGAGCTATTTGCGATTAAGTATCCGCGGATTGTGCCGTTATGGCTTCCGGTTCTTAGACGAATACTTGAAAGAGTTCCGCTCCCTGGAGCTACATCCCAGTATCCGAGTGCACTTGAATACCAGTGCATCGTAGTAACTTCATTGTATAAACCTTCATCGGCCGCATTATTACGATACCAGTCGTTAGCGTAAAAATTTGTGGCTGTAATATGTCTTGCTGCAAAATCGCCGTTGCTGTCACGAGATACGATCGTGCTTGCGGTATTTGTAGAAGCAGAATTCAACCCATCCAGCAAATCTGCATTCAGATTCGTGACCAGCGTAGTAGAAGTTACCGCCAATGGTGCTGTACCCGTAGCGATATTTGATATGAACCGAGTCCCTGTAACTGTTCCACCAAACGTGGCATTATTGTTCGTCAGATTGATCTCCAGGGGCCAAACACCGCCGACCTGAGTCCAAGTTTCAGTATCATTCGCTCCACGCAACACATAGAAGATATTGCTATTAACATGAATCATCGCGCTATTGTTATCAGTATCTCTGAACCAGATAGTCGGAGACTGACCGCGAAGAACCAAAGCGCCTGAAGCAAATCGATTTGAAGTATCAGACGAGATATAGTATGTCGGAGTGCGAATATCGCCGGATGTCACCTGCAAACCATTACCGGTATCGACAACTACGTTGTATCCGGATCCTGGACGGATGTACGTATTCGTACCTGAACCGAGAATTAAATTGGCAATAGTGCCGGAAGCAGTAATCGTGCTATTCGACCCATTCAGCGTAATGCCGTTACTGTTTGTTCCTGCAATCGTCAGTTTATCCGTCGGCGATCCCGTGCCGATTCCGATTCTTCCATTCGTTCCGTCAACGACAAGGGTATTTTGGTTGTACTTACCCATCACCACCCTGTCGGTAGAAAATACCTCTAGGATCGGCAGACCAGAGGTATCATTGACCGACATCAGACTTCCAGTCACGGAATCTGCAATGCTGAACAGGGATCCATTGGCGCCGTTGAACGACAACGATCCGTCTGTTAGCACCTCAAGCTTGATGGTGCCAGTCGTGACTCCAGTGAAATCGATCTTAGGATTGGTGCTGGTGCCTCTATTGGGTGTGATGACGATGTCTGGCATAGTAAATGGTTTTTCTATTTATTATAAGCCATACCGGCTTTTCAGAGAGTTGTAATTCTTACGGATTTCGGCAGCAGAGAGTGCTCTGTCATACACTCTGACGACTGGGATTTCTCCATTAAACATGATACCGCTACGTAGCCCAACATATTTTGAGCCAGATACTGCAGTGAAATTGCTAGCAGTATCTGATGCTAATGTCTGCGCAGCGCCATTAACGTAAAAGGCATGAGTTCCGGCACCAACGCCGGAACGAGTGTATGCAACATATTGCCACGCGTTGGCTGATAGTAGACTGCCGTTCGTATAAGCGACGTAGACCCCTGGAGTATAAACCTCAAGGCCCCCAGGCGTATTGGCACTGGTGCCAAACATAAGGTTCGCATAATTCGTGCCGTAAATGGTCTGACGAGTATTTGGCACCGATGTCTTTATGACCGCTTCTATGGTGAGCGTATTCGCCAAATTATTCAGTGCGGTGCTAGTGCCGATATCGATGTAGTTGTTAGTTCCATCGAAAGTAATTGAGGATGCCGAATTGAATCCGGCATTAGCTAAGCTGACAGTAGTGTTCGCGGCTAGATCCAAAAGCCCCTGAGTACTCGATCTCGCAGTTGGTGTGAACGCCATCAGTCTATTTCCTGGATAGTACATTGGTTCCGTCATCAGGAATGAATATGGCCCGCTTCCATTCAGTCCGATTCCGACGCAGTGTGTGACCGTGGTAGAGGTCCAGCTTGCATCCATCACGGCTTGCTTCCATCCAGCTTTAATTAAAGAATCTGATGGGACAGAGGTCTCGACAATGTCAATAAAATCGCCGGCACTATGGGCACCGGTGCCGCCTCCGCTATGGAGACCGATATTCGTTATGGATCCGCTGAGCATCCGAATCTTAAACGCCAATCTGCGTGTGGTGGCAAACGCACTCGCTAAAGGTTGAGCTACACAGACGCGGCATGACCCATAGGAGACCAGTGTTCCGGATCCGACAGTAATCAGCCAAATGCGATTTCCATTCCAGGTCCCATACGCGGTAGCGACTGCAGAAGATAATGCCGCGGTACCGCCATTTGGCATATCCCAGCCGGAATGGGCATTCAGGCTTATGCCGAGCTGCGATGACCAGATATTCGTCGTCGGTTCGCCTACGTAGCTCTTGGAATTGAAGGTGTCATACTGAAACAGCAATCCCGAAGTATTGGTCTGAATTGGGCCTTCAATGCTCATAGTCCGAACCTAGTTTTCAGGGAGTTGTAATTTGAGAGGATCTCTGCTGCAGATAGCGCCTTGTTGAAGATCTTGAGATTTCCAACGGTTCCTGTGCAATACTCTCCGGCATTTGCAAAGCCGATTCTCGTGCTAGACGTTGGAGCGAACACGCCAACAGTAGCGGTTCCGTCGGCTACACCGTTGACATAAAACGTAAGTGTCGTTCCGGAAATAGTCCATCCGAAATGGTAGTATTGACCCGTGACCCAGGTTGAAGTGTTGCCGTTCTTCCACCCACCTGTTCCATCCCAGTAGAGTTGATATGTGGTCGTCAAACGATTTCCAGGTAAAAAGAAACTTTGGGCTCCATTAAAGCTCACTAGCGTATTCTTTGATACTACCGACGATATCTTAGCAAAAGCCATCACTGTTACGGCCTGTATCGAAAACTGAGATGACAACGATGTTCCTAAGTCGACGTAATCGTCGACCCCATCAAATACTAAACTTCCAGCATTGGTCGAACTATATGTAGGATCTCCTACCAAAGTTCCGTTGTTTGAATTTCCTGAAAGGTCTGCAAAACCGCCTCCTGTGGCAACAGTTGTTCCTCTGGTATTCACCACATACGGTGTCGCGTATGATTTTGCTTCAAGTTGAGGCTGATACACATCAAACGTGTTGTTCAAGTAGGCAGTATCGGATCCAGTAGATACACCTATGGTTAAAATACATCCTGAAGAAGTATTCGACGATATGGTAAAATTGTAGATGACCCTGTACCAATTATTACTAACGGCTGTCTGCGACTGGGTGCTTTGCGAAAGCACAATAGTATTTCCGCCTTCAGGATTAGGTTTCGCCGCCGAAATGACAAATGTTGGAGAAGCTGTATTTCCTCCATTATAACGAATGTAACAGGAAAAAGTATAAGCCTGATTGATCGATACCGTTGGAGCAAATGAAGATCTAGCAGTATTTACTACCTGAGATACCGTGAACCGGTTCACGGTGCCAATAGTATTATCGTATAAGAGAGTGGAGGTAGCGACCGGTCCGGTTGCATAGGCATATACGCCATAGGTCAAATTTTGTGATCCGATCAAATTGACAGTTGGTTGGCCTGGATAACTTTTTATATTAGCCGCGTCAAAATACGCTGCCAGCCCACTAGTAGTAATTCTCGGACTATTATGATAGGCCATAACGTCCCTTTTGCGCATTATAATTCTGAATAATTTCAGAACTAGATAGTATGCGGTTATATATTCTGAATAGGCCAAGATCCCCGGCTATTCCGTGCCCAGTGTATGACCAAGTTCCAGAACCATACGGATATAAAGTCATAATTGCAAGATCTATATTGGCATTACCATACGTAGGAATATTACCAGTAAGACCATGATTTGTAGGTCCCGCGTTTAATATACCTCGCCTATAAACTAAAAGTTGCAGTGGAGTAGCAATATACACAAAATGTTCCCAATTTCCGGTGGCATATGAAGTGCAAGAAAGTGCATAACTGGAACCTCCAGAATTTACTCCCCATCCGCTATTATCTACCCAATAGTTATACTCCCCGTTTCCATTCCAGGGTTTTGAAAAAGTTCTTCCGCTAGTGTCGCTACTTTTAACCCACATTTCGATACTCATATAATTCAATCCGGCGCCAGAAACCGTCCATGAAAACCTGCTATTCGGAGATCCGACTCCAACATAATCGTTAGATCCATCAAAAGTGAAAATCCCGCCATTAGAAGCCGAAGAATACGCCGCACCGTTATATACTGTTCCGGTATTACTATTTCCGCTTAGATCGGTAAAGACTGTTCCGGTACCTGGATAACTTTTGCTATTTCCGGCATCTAAGCATAGAACCAGACCATCTGTAGCAATTCGAGGTGAATATAGCGTAGCCATTATGCATCAATTTCAACCTGAAGCTTCTCGACATCGATGCGCTCGGCAAAGACAGTATAGAAGCAATCAATTTCGCCGCTGAACAATCCGTCCTTCTCAACCACAACGTGCTTGTATGAAACACTCTCCACGTACAGCTTCTGGTGTTTTCCAACCGGTGTCAGGTTAACGGTGATCGAATCTGGATCGACCAGCTTCTCCCAATAATCAGGAAGATCAATCGTATTTGATCCTTTCAGGCGCCCGCGGACATATACGCCATTCTCAGGACCTTCGAGCGATCCATAGCGAAGCTTCTTGCCTTCCTTCGTAGGATGCTCGATAACGAAGCTCTTAGTTGTGGCTGCGAATGATCCGTTGACTTCGAGGCGATATCCTGGAGTTTTTGTTCCAATTCCAACATTGCCGTTAGTTGAATTTGGTTGTAGAATAAGGTTTCTCCAAGAAGTGCCAGGCGTCAGTGCTCCGATGTATGCCCGATTGTTAGTTTGGTCATACGACATGAACAATCCGCCTGAGGTGCTGCTTCCGGCCGCGCCTATAACCACATGCTTGGAATCCCATGCAGTAGGCTCCCCGCTAGTGTCGTTCGATGTGGCAACCTCAAGTTTGGCAGATACTGTAGTGAAATTGCCAATTCCAACATCACCAGCAGAATCGATTATGAATCTAGTAGTGGCGCTATCGCCAGCTCCGATTCTGAATGCGCCACCATCATACCAGTTGATGTAAGTTTCAAGTCCAGATGCAGCATCAATGTGCAGATTTCCGTTAGTCGTGCATACCGATGCAGTGTCGACGTTATTAGTGTAGTTCTGTCTTCCATCTCCTCCGATAAGAAGGTACTTGCTCCAAGTTGTATTAGGACCGAATAACGCACCGCCGCGCATGCGCAAGGCAGTGTCTGCAGTAGACGCTGGATCGATGTAATAATTCGTGTCGGCCGAATCTTTGAATACTGGCGCCCGAAACTCAGTAGTGGCCAATCCGATCCCATTGACTTCCAGTTTTTGAGATGGGCTTGTCGTTCCAATACCAACATTTCCGCCACTTACAAAAAGCGAATTCGTAGTAGATCCTCCTCCGATTCCAACATATGATCCTGATGCCCACACATAACCAGCAGTGCTTCCATTATTCTGAAATACGATCTCCTTGCTGCCACTGGTTGTGCTATTAATGTAGATCTGCGCTGTTCCAGAATTTGTAGCTTCTAGACGAGTTCCAGTAATTACTCCAGCACTGAAATTACCAGAACCATCACGCTGTACGATCTGACTTGCAGTATTTGCAGAAGTTGCTGTGATCGTGGCGGAGTTCGCCTGATTGTCGATGGTACGAGCGCGGTCGACACGAACACCATATGTGGCGCTGCCGTTCCAGCCCATCAGGCTGATAGGCTCGCCCCAACTACTTGTACCCGCGCCAGCATTGCTGATAGTATTGGCTGCAGTATACTTATCGATTGCTCCACCGGCCGGACTTGTACCGGCGGAAGCATCGATCAGAACGTGGTTGTTTCCATAGTTCTTCCAGCGTAAGTACTTTGCGACTTCAATATCATTTGCAGCAGTACCCGTTCCAGTAGAAATGTTTTGACCGGTCAGTGTGATATTGGCCGAACCATTGAAGGATACTCCGGCGATAGTGCGCGCGGTTTGCAGCGTGGTGGCAGTGGAAGCATTGCCATTAATACTTCCTGAGATCGTATTAGTGACGGTAAGTCCCGTCAAATTTGACGTTGCTCCTGGATCTAAATAGAAACCAGTGCTCTCGGAATCTACAAATTGAGTTCCATATACCTTTGCCGGCCACCATACGTTTTTGGCGCTATCGTGCCACTCCACGTTGCGGCGACTCGCAGGATATCCTCCCCACCATTCTGCCATATAAAGCTGAAATCCAGTTCCATATGCTGCAGCGCTGGTTATGGTAAATGTTACGCGGACATAGTCATAATATCCTGCGGTAGCGTTATTTGCTCCAGCAGGTAATGTCGAGTGCGGAATATAAACGTGACCTGGCCAGTTATTAGCATTTCCGGTTGCAATAGTCGACCATGTAGAATTTCCGTTATCACGTGCCTCAACTTTGAATGTTACGGTATTTCCGTTAGTGCTACAGTAGAAATAAACTGCATCTAGATAGCAATAACCTACTGTCGTGACATTCCAGGTCAATCTATAGTATCCAGCATTTCCGGTCCCTGGAGCTGGAATTGCTGTAAATGATGTTCCAGTTCCTTCACCGATCATCATATCGAGAAGCTGTTGCGAACTTGCTCGAGTTGATGTAGTCCAAGTGGATCCGTCTGTTGACTGCTCCTGAAGATAAGGCGCAACAAACCTCAACTTATTGTTAAACTGACCATGGAACAATGCCTTTTCGTCTACAGAAGGATTTCCTAGATTATTATTTACGGTGTTGCGAGCATACAACACATTGGTGATACTGTTAGCAGTGATTGTTCCGGCACTAAAGTTACCTGATCCATCACGCGCCACAATCGTTCCGCCGGTATTTGCAGAAGTCGCATTAGATGTGACTGTAAATGTTGCTGCGGTCGATTGGTTAGCGCTAAATGTTTGAGATCCAGATAATCCGGTACCTGAAACATTAAGTGTTAGCGTACCGTTGTTGATTCCAATTTCACTAGTAGACCACGTTACATCGGCGGATCCATTAACAGATTTGGATGTACCGCCGATTGATAGATTGCGTGCCGTTTGCCATGTAGTAGCAGTAGTCGCATTTCCCGATAATGCAGCAGTAATAGTTCCGGCATTAAAGTTACCTGATCCATCGCGTGCCACGATCGTGCTGGCAGTATTAGTAGATGCTGAATTTAACCCGTCAAGTAAATCTGCATTCAGATTTGTGACCAGTGTCGTCGAAGTTACGGTCAGCGGCGCAGTACCTGTAGCAACGTTCGATATGAGTCTTGTACCAGTGATTGTTCCGGCTACGACAAGATCGGATACACCGTTAGCGCTCGGCTTGAGCGTCATTGCGTCGTATACCGTAGAACCTGATGGTGTAAACCTCCATCTCCACCAGTCGTTATTATTGTCGTCGGTCAGGTTAAAGTCAAAGTAAGTGCCGGTACCGCTAATCGTCGTGGTCAGCGACGCTGAGTCAGATCCTTCCGCCGCAAAGGCAATAGAAGTTACTCCGGTCAACGAGGTATGATTATGGCTAGTTGCCGCAGCGCCGATTTCAGCAAGAGACCACGAGACGTTTGCACTTCCATCCACTGACTTACCGGTACTGCCGATTGTCAGTGTACGACCTGTTGTCCACGTATCGGCTTTTCCGGCTGCAATTCGCTGCCAGGTACCAAAGGCATTGGCTTCATTGAATCTAACGGATAGATATGCCGGATTCGTGTTGCGATCAACCGCAAACATCGCACCGTATGATCCTGTGCCCGTGGAAGGATATTGCGATCCAAGTCCAATGTACCACGAATAGAATTGACCTCCACCAGTGCCTGGTCCATTGGTATTTCCTTGAACATATCTGAAACCAAAATCATAGCTCGGAGTCGTCGCATCGAATGTCGCGCGCGTGCCATGAACTTCTCCATAATTGTTGAAGAGAGAGGCCGGAATATCAGAAGCGGCTAGACTACTTCCAGCAGTGACTAATCCTTTGGCATTGACAGTAACCTTTGGATATGTTCCAACGGTTACTCCAGAGTTTACTAGAGTTGCATTTAATGTAACATTGGCCGATCCATCAAGCGAGACACTACCACTCAAGTCAGTTCCAAGCGTTATAGTGCGCGCCGTCGTCCATGCCGCAGCCGTCGTTGCAGTAGAAGCATTGCCGATAAGAGCCCCACGGAAGTTGGTGGCCTGAATATCTCCCTGAGTTCCGCTGAACACCTCGCTGGTATTCGTGGCATCTGGAATGAAAGTAAAGTATCCAGTCGAATCGTCGAATCCGAAGAATCCAGTCTTCGCAGCAGTTCCGTTGTGCCACTTGAATTCAATACCACGGTCCTTGTTATCATCAGAGGATGCAGCAGTTCCAGCACTTCCACCACCCAATGTGATGATCGGGTCCTTTGTGGTGAGTGTGGTAGAATCGACAGTCGTGGTCGTACCGTTGACGATCAGGTTTCCTGTGACAGTAAGATTAGCATTTGCAGTAAGGTGACCAGTGCCTGTTCCAACCGATAACGCAATAACTCCATCCCAGGATTGAATTCCAGCTACGTTCAGGTAACCTGGGTAAGATCCGGCATCGCTAGAAATTTTAACTATACCATTTGAAGGAGACTCGAGTTGAGCACGGCCGGTCCAATTGATCTTACTGCTGGCCCCGGCCGTGATGTTAGTAGCAGCGATAATTCCACCAGAAACCGAAATGCCGGATCCAGCAACAGCAGAAATTGCTGCTAAATTCGCATCATGTACTCGAACAATCTCGGATCCGTTTGAGATTAAGCGATTCCAGGTATATCCACTAGCAGTATCTGATGTGCTCGAGATTGCCGGTGCATTTGTGAATGCCTGAAGTGCTACCGATGATGGGCCGGTTGTAATTCTAGAAACCGTAATACTATTGTTAGCTGCGGTTCCGCCGAAGGTAGAAGTCGTACCACTGACAGTGAGGTTGCCAAGAATTGAAGTATCGCCAGCCGATGTCGTGCTGAACGGCGTTACGTTATCCGTTTGATTGTAGATATCAAATGTGGCGTATCCGGCCTTGGCTCCTGTATGTCCAAGGCGCCACAATTTGCCCCCAGAATTAACCGTCTGATTGAAGCTAATATATAGCGGGGATGCCGCTGCTGATGGAACTAGGTCGATCGCCTTGCCTACTCCGGCGACTGAAATCGTACCAGTGAATGAATTAACTCCCCCTCCGCTGACGGTGAGATTGCCGGCAAATGTAGAATTTTGGGAATTGTTGATTGTTAATGCTGCGGTTCCAGCCGTTGCGGCAATCCATGTGCTATTTGCACCCAGAACAAGATTCCCGCCCATACGGATGACAGTATTTGTTCCAGGGCCTTGAATGGAACTTTCGTCCTGCGACAGGTAAATTGCAGCATTGGCAGAACCGTTGGCGTTTCCACCATTGCTCTTGACGATGGTAAGCGTACCGTTTAATGTTCCACCAGCAAATGTTGGCGTAGCACCCGTGTGAATGTTCTGTGGCAGCGACAGAGTAACTGCACCAGTGTTTGCTGAAGCAACAACTTGATTCGCCGTGCCTGTGATCGAACTTACACCGTAGTCGGCGATGTTGTTATTCGTGATAGTAACAGCGGCCGCGCGAGTCACGAGAACAGTGTCAAATGCTGTTACTCGCGTGATCGCCCATCCGGATGCCCAAACTGAGGTGAATGTGCTGTGGCCCGCCATGAACTGGGACACGAACACCTTCGGATAAGACCAGGAACTGTTGGTCTCGCCGATCCAAATGCAGTTCGAGGTGCCATCACTGCCGAATCGGACATTATATGCGCCTACCTGAATATCACTGGTCTGCTCGGCAAATGTGTTGTACCAATCTCCAGTCTGATAGTTATATCCTCCAACACGGAATCTCAGAGATTTGCCGGTGTCATAGTTGTAGATATCGATCACGATTACCATCATCGTGTTCGAATTGTAACCGGCTGTAGGAAGCTTAATCTTGAACGCACCGGTAACACCTGGGCTTTCAGTGAATACTGCTCCGCCTGGGTTTGTAATTCGAATCGTGTTAGAGTCGATGTTGTAGACACCACTGAAAACTTTCAGTCGCTTACTTCCATCAACCTGAAGCGCCCAATTTCCAGTAGAATCCAGGAATCCTTGACCATCGCTATCTCCATAGAAGTGGCCTCGCCAGGTATTAATATGCCCACCGGAGTAGAGTCGAAGACCTGCAAATGTTTGATTGCTTGAGATGTTCCAGTGACCAACTGAGTTGGCCGAAAGGTACATGGTATGCGGAGTGCTGAAAATACCGGTATTAGTAGTCTGATTATAGAACCAATCAGTGGTGTTAATAGCACCGGATACATCTAACGTGTGTGCCGGAGAAGTGTTACTGATACCAACTCTTCCATTGGTACCGATAAACATCCTCGACGCATCGGCGGTCAGGTCGTAAAAACTAAGTCCGTTATTTGCCCAGGATGTATTAGTGACCAATCCCCATTTTCTGGTAGCTTCCAGCGCAATGGCCGCTTCACCCGCTTTATAAACATGCAATGAATATCCGGGGCTGATAGTGCCAATTCCGACATTACCGCCGGAGAGAATTCGAATTCTTTCGATAGAGTTAGAATAGATCGAAGTATCACCGACGGTGAAATTACCGATATTGAAAGGCTTGGCTATAGTGCCGCCCTGTTTGATCCATCCTCCACCAGCATCCTGAACAAACTGGATATTCTGGTTGTCGTTATTTTCACGACGGAAATATATCGGAGTGGTCGTTCCGTGAACGACGTCAAGTGCACCGGCTGGAGCAGCCGTTCCAATTCCCACTCTTCCGTCCTTATCGATTCGAACCAATTCCGTCGTGTATCTTTTGAATACGTGAGCTGCCGAAGACGCAGCAGCATTTCCGGTATCCGTCGTATAGCTAACGACGGCGTTATCGTTTGTGATGGCGTAGGTATAAAGACTGTCGTCCGTAAGCGTTAGCGCCGTAGATGAAGTACCGGAAACATGAAGCCTTGAGGCAGGCGATCCCGTTCCGATGCCGACATTTCCGGCATAATCAATGACCATCTTTTGAGTTGGCGCATTGGTATTTGTGGCATTATCGGATGTTTCAAAGTGGATCGATGTGCCGCGTGTGGTGCTTACCGAGTCGTCATTGATCTTGTGAACGATTCTTCCGAGAGTGCGTTGAGTCGAATTGTTATAGGTACTTCCGCGAAATACGATTCCCTGACCGAACCCATTATATTCGTTTGCAGCAGTATTTTCAGTCTCCAGCGTCAGAACGTCAAGTGCGGTCGTACGACCTCCAGTTGTAGAATCAGATGTAGGAGTATAAAGATGAAGTCTGGTAGATGGAGCAGTACCAAATGCAAGTCCGATTCCGACGTTTCCATTTCCCAGAATAGACATTCTGAGATCGGATGTTCCTGCGCTATTAGTATCAGCAGCACCGGAATTGATGAAAAATCCTAGTTGACCGGTATCGTATGACCCAGTTCTCGTGTATCCGATAGCTCCCTTTGACCATCCGCTGGATTCACACGCCATTCCGATGAAGGTTGTGTGACCTCCAACATCATTATAATTTCCTTTATTAACTCGCAGGGCATATGCTGTAGTTGTAGCCGGTCCACTGAAGATCGAAGTTCCAGCGGAGAATCCACCATTAGCGTCGCGCGCTACGACTTTACTGGCCACATTGGAAGAAGTCGCGTCAACCGCAAGTGTCAATGCTGCGCCTTCCGATCCTCCATTTCCACCGGTGATGTACGATCCGTTTGTGATCGATGCTACATAATTTCCGGTGGTGTCGGTACCAAGGGCTATCGAATCTGCTGCGATCGTGGTCGCGATGGAAACAGTTCCATTGCCTAGATCCGTCAAAGTAGTGTTTGCTGTACCTGTAACATCTCCCGTAAGGGTTACAGTGATGACTGGATCTGGCTTATTCAGAACATCTGACCAGTCAACGTTTGCGTCAATCGTGCCTTTTGTTCCGCTAAACACTTCTGACGAATTGGTCGCGTCTGGAATGAATATAAACTTGCCAGTCGAATCGTCAAATCCGAAGAATCCCACCTTTGCCTGAGTACCATTGTGCCAACGAAACTCAATACCACGATCCTTGTTATCATCCAATGCTGGCGCTGTATCTCCACCCAGCGTCAGAATAACATCATCTGACGTCAGAGTCGTCGAATTGATCGTAGTCGTCGATCCATTGACAGTCAAGTTGCCTGATAGAGTCAGGTTAGATCCACTGATCGTGCCGGCGGTGATGTTTCCGGATGAGTCGATGACCTCGACCGGTGTAGAACCGACCGATCCTACCGAAAATCCACCTTCCGAGAGAAATGATTTGATTGCCATTTGGATGAAATTCTATGTGCTATTTATTATGCCTTGATCAGATACATCGCAACCTTGAAGACCGTCGAGTTGGTTGATAGCGGAGTACACAGTAAACGTAGCGTTCCACCGCTGATATCCACGTCATATGTGGCAACTGCGCCTCCTATATTAATTGCCGTATATTCGGTATGAGCCACGGTTGATCCGTTATGGATCGCCATGATCTCTTGCGACTGGTACTTACCGGCCGTGGCATCAACTGCCTGAATGACGAACTTAGCCGTACGGTACGTCGTCGATGAGATAGTGGTAATGACCTGATTTGCCGTGGTCGTGGTCGTCGTAATGGTGGAGTAGGCCATGACGTGATCCGTGCCCCAGGCAATGTTACCGGCAACATCAAGCTTTTGGGTAGGCGAGTTTGTACCGATGCCAACACTGCCTGTTCCATTCGTCAGAATTACATTTCCATTGTACTGATTATTGATACGGACATCGGCATTAGTTTCGGCATTTATCCAAAGTATGCTATCAGTACTATGAATGTGCGCGTTGCCATCGTCGAAGATCGAGATTCGTTGGCTATTTGTACCGATTTTTGCATCTCCCACGACATGCAATTTTACCGCAGGAGAGGTAGTCCCGATTCCTACGTTACCGTTACCCCACATCGTCAGAACGTCTCTAACCTGACGGCCACCAGCGTAGTAGCCAACACCGATCGTGCTTACTCCGTTATTCGTCGTGTTATTCCAGCCTGTCTTGAAGTAAGTCTTTCCATCTCCGTTCCCTGAGGTTGTCGTATCCAGGATCAGCACAGTGGCTTCAGTACGATTTGCGCCTTCATCGGCATGGGTACCTGCAATATGCAGCTTAGCATCAGGCGCAGCTACGGAAATACCGATCTTGCTGCTCGATTCTTGCATCACTGAATTTGCAAGAGCCGTCGACGTTGACCACTTAGGGATGTAATTGGCGGTACCAGTTCCAGTCACGGCCGCCCCGGCCGAACTCCAGGCTGTGCCAGTACCAGTCGAAGTGAGTACTTGACCGTTTGTCCCTGCCGAATTTGCTGAATCGTAGAAGATTCCGGTGACACGCAGGTTTCCGTTTACCGTCAGACCCGAGAATGACGGAGAGTTGCCTGTTCCGAGGCTTTGGTTGATCGTATAGCTCGTGATATTTGATGCATTACCCGTGATATCACCAGTGATCTTAGAGCCGGCGAGCGAACTGATCCAAGACGGATTGGCATACGAACCGGTTGTGTAGACTCCATTCGTCACTGTTCCGGCATTGCCGTCAATGCTGACCCCTGTCAACGTTTGACTAGCCGAGGAGCGATTGAGAAGAATACCTGTCGTGCCGATGTAGACGGTAGAGTTTCCGAGTACGGCAGACGGAATTGTTCCACTGAGGTTTCCTGCTGTCAGAGTCGACGAAGATGTGAGATTACCCGAGGCCGTTCCCGTCAGGTTTGCAGTGATAGTACCTGCGCTAAAGTTGCCAGATGCATCGCGGGCCACAAGCTTTGAGGCGGTATTAGCAGAAGTTGCGTCTGCCGCGATCGTGATGGCAGCAGAACCGTTATACGATCCTCCTGTCAGATATGATCCGATCGTAAGCACATTGGCGACCGATCCGGATGATCCCGTAATGCTTCCAGACGGAATAACGTAGTCTGTACCAGCCGTGGCAATTGCCAGAGTATTCGCTCCAGTACGCTTGATAATGCCGGTTGTGGATAGGCCGGTGATAGTATCAAGTGTGATGCTTCCGCCTAGCGATGTTGAGGTGCCGGCGATCGTGATAGCACTATTCAATAGTTTATTATTAGCGATGCTTCCGGCTAACATCGTATTGGTCACGGTAGCGGTATCAGTCGTATAAACACCGTTCGTGACTGTAGCAGAATTTCCGTCGATGCTCACTCCAGTCAGAGTCTGGGCAGCAGATGCTCGATTCAGAGCAATACTGGTCGTTCCTACATGCAAGGTATCGGTCACTCGGGCTACCGTGCTGTCCACTGTGATTGTGACGGCAGATGATCCATTGAAGCTCGTACCAGTCAGACCTGCTCCGATCGTCAGAGCATTTGTGGTATTAGCGGTGATCGTGATGTTCTGACTTCCATTAAACGTCACACCGTTGATCGTGCGGTTGTATGCTAGGATCGTAGCGGAATCAGCATTTCCGACGAGAGCACCGCGGAAGTTGGCGGCCTGAATGTCAGCTAGTGCAAAGGATGCGTGGCCGGTATCGATGTAGATATCAGCATCAGGTTCCGGTGTGTAATTCTTGAAGACCTTGTAATATCCATCTGTGGCATCGCGGAAGAATCCAGTGTGACGATACGTACCGTCGTTATAACCTGCAGCCCAGCCAAGGTCAGGATTTGTTGAAACCTGAGCCCGTGCAGTGCCCCCCGAGACATAACTTCCAGTTGCAGATCCAGCAACTGTAAAACTATATGTTCCAACACCAGTGATTATCTGGTTAGTGATATTATACTGAGAAGGTGTGACTCCAGTGACCGTCACCACCATTCCCGTAGAATAATTGTGCGCCTCGAGCGTAGTATATGTGATGACAGTGCCTGATCCAGAAACATTTGAGATCGTAGTTTCGATCCCATTGTTCAGGAAGATCATATTATCAGCTACTGTCAAGTTCTGCGCACTGACCGTCGTGGTCGTTCCAGTGACTGTCAGGTTTCCTCCTACCGTGACGTTACCAGTGGTCTGGATTGTGGTAAACTTACCCGTACTTGGCGTGGTCGCTCCGATTGGTGTGCCGTCGATTGCTCCGCCAGTAATGGCCACACTGTTCGCGTTCTGTGTCGCGATTGTACCTAATCCCAGCTTGGTACGCGCATTCGTTGGGGTCGTATTTTTCCAGACAAAGGTCGAAGCATCGTAGAACAGCGAATCGTTGTTAGCCAGTCCGATGATCTGAATATCGTGCAACTCATCGATCTGAAGACCGTTCTGAATCTTGACGAACAGCTGTCCATTACCTGGGTTCGCTCGAGCGACGACGCCCACGAATACTGTGTGTGCCGGGGCAACCGGCAGAGTCGTGGTGATCGATCCAGGAGTGCTACCGAGGTACACGGTGTCTCCTGGCGTATATGCGCCTAGGCTCAGACCGGCGACGACACCGTGTGAGACTACGAATCCGACAGCTCCGGGAGCGATGTTTTCAGAGGCCACACCAACGGTCTTTGAGGAGGTTGCCTCGGATGCATTTGAGGCCTTCTTGACGGAGGCTCTGTCACCCTGTGCTCCGAACAGATATACCACCTCGCCTTTTGCAATCGTGGTAGTATCTGCATTGAAGACATAGTTCGTGAGATGCTGGCCGATGTGATTGATGGAAACCCCTCCAACCAAACCGAAGCTCAGCGTACCGTCATCCGCATTCCAATATAGCTTTCCGACTGCATTTGCCTCGGTCGCCGTGGTATCGAATGTCAGTGAATCGACTCCGCTGACATCACCGGTGATAGAAGCACCACCGTTGACTGTCAATCCACCGACAGTAATAGCGTTAGTTGTCGTCGCACCGCGCGTAGTAACCGTGGCCAGTGTGTCGGATTCTGTCTGCAAGTATCGGCTGTCTAGGTTTGTGGTAGCAACCGTGGCCGTCTGAACGTGACCGTACGTATCAAAGGTAAATGCGATATCTTGCAGAACGACTCCGGCTGAGTTGTCGGATGACAGATTTGCCACCGATGAGGTATCAGTGTGAGAGATCGTGACCGTATCTGTCGCAGAATTTGTGGTCAGCGTGACGGCGCCATTACCGGCTGCCAAGGTGAGCGTACCGGTAGCAGTATCTGCCGTGACCGTGCTCTGACCGCTAACCGCAACGTTGGCGAATCCAATCGACTCCGGAGGATTCAGTCTGGCAATAGCATTAGCCGAGGTCTTGTAATAGAGAGCTCCGTCTGCGTAGTTGAGCGCGAGCTCGCCGTAATCCAGGTCGGATGTGGTAGGAACCTTTGCCGCAATCGAGGACTTCTTGAGAAGGATGTTGTTTGCCATAAAGTACGAGTAAAAACTCCAGAGATTAAACGAAAACAGGTGAACCGAGTAAAAACTCAGTCCACCTATTTATAACTAAGCAGAGTGTTCTATTTCTATCAGAAGGTGCCACCGTCGATCGTTGCCGATGCAACGGGTGTTCCGGTGGCGTCAAATTGTACGATCTGGTACTGCGATCCGGTCAAGAAATTCGTGGCAGTTCCAGCAGAGTTAGAAACGAATACCGCCTTGCTGGTGTAACTAGAGACTCCGGTACCACCAGAGGATACTGCTAAGGCAGTTGTCAGGGTGACCGTGCCAGTTACCCCAAGTGTTCCGGTGACAGACGCATCCGCAGCGATCTGAACGGTATTATTAGCGGCATCAATGACCAACGTTCCGCTGGTCGTAGTGATGGTGTTGTCTGTGGCGACTCCAACGGTGACATTGCCTAGAGTACCGCCGGTACCATAGATCTCACCGAACTGAGCATCCGACCACGGACTGCTGAAGTTTTCCGGGTTTGTGGCAGTTGCACCGGTCGCCTTGAAGACGAATCGGCCGGTCTGCATGTCCATACCGAAGAATCCAGTCTGAACCTGCGCACCGTCACCGTAGTTGAACTTGACTCCGCGATCGGCCGAGTCACCGGCTGCCAGGGCATCCTGGGCCAACATGATGACCGGATCGGTCAGTGTCGTGACAGTCGAATTGACTGTTGAAGTGTTGCCGTTGACTGTCAGCGTTCCGGAGACGATCAGGTTGTTGCGGACTGTGGTATTTCCGGAGGTGGCGCCGATCGCTAGAGTCGTGGCAGCTCCGAAAGCGCTAACCGTTGTAGCATTGGTGTTGAAGACCGAGAAGGTCAGACTGTCGGTCGTGACGTCTGTAGTGAATACAGGGCTTGTTCCGAATACCACCTTACCTGTACCGGTCTCATCCGAGATGACCGAGGCGAGTTGAGCTGAAGTCGTCGCACTGAAGTAATTCAGCGTGTCAGTGCTACGAGCGACCGTTGCATCGACGTCTAGTGTAACTGTGTTATTGGTGACTGCCGAGGTGATACCAACTCCGCCGACGAACGTCAGGGTGTCGGTCAGGAGAGATACCGAATCTGTTCCAGTATCACCTGCGATCGACAGCGATGTAGCCAGTGCAGCAGTTGTGGCGACCGTAACACGGCCCTTAGAATCGATCGTCAAAACCGGAATCGCAGTTGACGAACCGTATGTCTGAGCAGTAACGCCGGTATTGGCTAGGGTGACGACGCCAGTCTTGGAGATCGTCAGATCACTGCTAAGAGATTGGTTCTTCCATTGCTGAGCCGTGCTATCGTAGATGATGACCTGAGCATCAAGTGGAGTGGCGATCGTGGTGTCAGCCAGAGAATTGAGAGTCTGGGCTGCGGCAACTGAGTCGGCATAACTCTTGACGGCAGCTGCAGTCGGAAGCTCGTTGTTCGCCGCACCTGCGCCAATCGAGGTAACGACTGTCGTCAGCTCTTGACCTGCGCCATTAGATGTGGTTAGCTTGATTCCACCCGTGATCAGGTGATCGACCCACTTGTACTGGTCAACGATGATCGTAGATGACGCCGTCAGGATACCAGGCGTCTGAGCCATCATGTCGGTGTAGTACTTACCACCGATGATGATCGGATCTACCGTAGCTCCGCTGGTCTTACCGATGAAGAGACGATTTGAGGCGAAAGAGTATGCTTGCTCCGAATGTGCCAATGCATCTGGTGCCGGCTGATTCGTGATATCGCTATACTTGGTTTTGATGATTGTTCCTGGCATGGTAGTAATGTATTAGAAGCTTCCGCCGATGATCTTGGTATTTTGATTGTTCAATTCCACAGTGGCGACAAATTTTCCAGTGGTTCCGTTATAGACCAGAAGTGCTCCATCTGCGACAGAACCCATCTCGACGTCTGAGAGATCGGACATGGATTTAGGAGCTCCAACAGCCACCGTTCTCGCCTGTATAGACGAGAGGTTACTCAGAGATCCCTTGATAGCCGGTGTCTGGAATACTACGCCTCCTATTCCACTCATGTTCTCGTCACCCTTGGATTTACGTCAACCTGGCCTTCGACGACACGAGTCACCTTGTTCGTACCGGTCTGTACGATCTCAATGTCGTATACGTATCGCCCGGCCTTCATCGTTGCAGTCGTGGCTGCAGTTAGAGAGATCGTAATCCTGCCATTACTCGGAGTATTAATCGCTGTAACGAATGGAATCGAGGTACTAGAGGCATAAGACTTGCGTATCTGTCCTCTGGCAGTATATCCAGTCAGATTGAATACGATGCCATCGCTTCCTTCGACTGTCACATCAGATGTGAAGTCAGATCCCTGATCGATCGGAATGTTTGCGTATATGGCCATTTGGCTCTATTTATAGTTTTATTTCTGAGTCTTCAATGCCTCGATCTCAGCCTTCAGATCCTTGATGGCCTCGATCAGCAGAGGAACTAGGAGTTCATAACGGACGGCCTTAAATCCATCGGCGCGATTCGCCACGACGTTCGGGAAGACCTTCTCGACCTGCTGAGCAATGACTCCAGAATTATCTGGGCGTACAAAATATCCGTCCACATCACCATGATCCTTCTTGTAGGTATCATTCCAGTCATAGATCACACCATCGATCTGTGAGACTTTATCCAGAGCATTCTCAATTGGACGGACGTTCGTCTTTAGGCGCTCGTCAGAGGTGTAGTATGCAGTGATATTGTCGGTTGCGCGGATTTCTCCTGTTGCCCCGGATGCAGGAGTGCCTATACCTAGAGATCCAAACTGAAGGGAAGACACCGTGCTGATGCTCTGAGGCAGCGACAGGGTGACAGATCCAGTTGAAGCAGATGCAGTAACCTGGTTGGTTGTACCAGAGATGGAAGTGACTCCGGAATTAGCAATTGTGAGCGTGCTAGCAGAAGTTTGATTAGTAGTGAAAGTTCCGCTGGCAGCGCTATTTACTGTTATTCCAGCTCCTGCAGAAATTGTGACGGTCGAGTTATAAACTGCAGGAATTATTGGAGTATCTGTGAGAGCAGAATACGGAATCGTGGCGGATGCAGTGAATGCAGTTGTGCCATTTGCTTTAACGTATCCAGTCAGTGTAGTTGCTCCAGTACCACCATTTGCCACAGCAACAGTGCCAGAAAGATATGTGGTGCTATCGACTGATCCATCTGCCTTCAGGAACTGAGCAGAAGTTCCGCTAGCAGTCTTAAATCCAGTTGCTTGGACAGTGGAGCTAGCCTCCACGGTTCCATTAGCTTTTAATGACAGACTGCCATTATTGTTCTGAAATAATAATGTATAGACGCTAGTACCGCCGATAAGGTGAGAGATATTATTACCAGTCAGAATGACTCTGTACGGATACGTCGAATCCGACTTCATGAACCAAAGTCCATTCACTAGATTAAAGTTATGGATTTCTAGACTTTCTTTGCACAGTACAGCGTTATTGAATGTCTTTACTCCGCTTGCAGCCTGAGAGGTTGACAGGTCAACGAATGTACTATTACTGATGTCAGTTGACGGAATCGTAGAGGATGCGGTAAGGGCACTTGCGCCATTCGCCTTGACATATCCAGTTAAGCCGCTGAGCGTCATTCCAGCAAATGTCGGAGTTGCTGCGGTATGAATGTTCTGCGGAGCTGAGAATGTTAATGTGGAACCGGAGGAGTTAAGATGGACCTGATTTGCAGTACCCGTGAAGTTGATGGTTCCAGCCCCTCCAAAAGATCCACCAGAAGGAACCAGATTTGCAGTGATTCCAGTGACTCCCGTGTTGGTAAACGTGATGGTATCGGTAGTAGCATCTGCCGAAATGGAAATTCCACTTGTTGAAGATGCTGAAAGTGTGAGAGTATCGTTATTAGCGTCTGCTACGCAAGTAATAGAATTTGTTCCAGTTCCGCTCAGCGCAACATTCTTGAAAATATTCTGGTCAGAACCTTTGTCGGTATTAGTGATCGTAACTGCAGAAGATCCATTATACGATACACCACCAAGACCGGTTCCGATTGTCAGAGCATTTGCGACCGACGCAGCAGCATTAGCACTTGGCAGATAGGATGTACTGTCAATGGTACCATCGGCCTTCAGGAACTGGGATGACGTTCCACCGGTACGGACAATGGAAGATCCTTCGATGCCACGATTGAATACAAAGCGATCCGAGGAATTTGTATAGAGCATCGTCGGAGAACCTCCGGTGATAGCTCCAATTGTGAATCCTGCTCCATTTGC